CACTTTCGGCGTTAATCTCCTTCATCTTGTCGCCGATGATAGGGAATTTCTCAAGCCACTTCATCACCGCGCCTGTCGCCTTGCCTATGCCTCCGATGATGTCGAGTATCACTCCCGCGAACTTCTGACAAGCTACCGTCACGAGGTCGAGAAACGGTTTGAACTTCGCCATCGTGGCGGACCACTTAGCCGTGTTCTCTTCGCTTGACTTGATGCCTTTGACTACCGCCATGACAGCGGCGGCGATGGCTGCGAGCGTGGCGATGATGGGGTTCATAAGCAATTTTGTTGTCTCCTTGCCTACGTTCTTGACGCCCTGGGACATCTCGTTGAGCGTAGCGCCTACACCATTCTCGTTGACCTGCTTCAAGGTGTTTGCGAACTTAGAGTTAAGTCCTAAAGAGTTCTTGATGGCGTTCTCGTAGTTTCCCACGTTGCGGTAATAACGTTGTGTCGCCTCCTCGCTGTTCTTAAGCGCGTCGGTGACTTCGTTAATCTTATTCTTGAGTTCCACGCCTTGCGCCGCCTCTCTCTCCTCCTTGGATAGCTCATCGTATGCCTTGGTGAGGTTCGAAAGTTGCGCACGTAGCTGTGTGTTGCTGCCTATCTGCTCACGTTCTATCTTCAGTTGGTTCTGAACCGTCTTCGACAATCCCGCCACCTGCGACTGATAGTCCTTCACTTTCTGCTGGGACAGCACGTAGGCGTTTTGCAGCTCGATGACAGTGTCGGAGTTTTCACCTTCTGCCTCCGTCATGCGTTTTATCTCTTCCCTCAGTGACTTCTGATAGGCTCGCTGTTCGTCGATGATCTTGTTGAGGTCGGCGATGCCTTGTATCGCCTGCCCAACATCGACCTTAATCTCCAATATCTTTTCTAATTTCTGTGTCTCCATGGTTATCTAATCATTATAAGTTTAACATTACACACCTTATCATTGCTGCTCCATCGTATAGTCTCGATGGCGAAGCAACGTCCATACTTTGCGATATAGACTGGCTTCGTATAATCCAACGAGCGCAAGTCCATCAGGTCAAGAAGGAAGTCGTCTTCAATCACCACCGGATCCGAGAGTATTCCCTGTATCGGAGGATATAATGTCTTGACGATGTATGATGACTTCATATCATCGTTAAAGTTCAACCGACCATCCTCGTCCAACCCCATGAGACGATATTCCCAATCGATTTTCTCCACCTTATCATCAGCCGTCAGTCGATATTGAAGTATGAGATTCTTGTATGTAGCGGCGAACGGAAACTTAACCAATTCGCCATCCCTATCGAGCGTCTTGTCGTTGACATCGATATAAGCGATATCCGTCACACGCATAGCATCGTTATCGTCTATAGTATAGCCCACCGAATTATGCTGAGCGTAGTCCATGGCGTATGCTATCGACTTCGGGGAGTCATCGCTGTACGATACAAGTTTATCGCTCCAGTCGTATATCTTGCCGTTCTCGATATTGTCAGTCAATACACTGAACGAAACGAGCCTTACCATTCCCGAATCCATGACAGGAAACAATCCATACCAATTGCAGATGAAGTTGATGAAGTCTATCTGAGAGATTGGCGGCAGGTTAGGCGTAAGCCTGAACTGAGCGAGCGGATAACCGGCAGCGATGAGCTGATACATCACATTAATCGTCGAATCAGACCACACGTAGAAGTCATTGATAAGTATCGTAGCCAATCTGTTATACCAGTCGTTATCGGAAATCTCATCCCATCTTGTTATCTTCATCGAAAGCGACAGCGAGGAACTGAATCTATATACACCGTCGGTCACGTTAGTATTGATGTTGTAGCTAAGAACATATCCTTCGACCACGGGATTGACGGATTCCGGAATTCCGTTACGTCTTATCTCGAGAGCGTAGTCCTGAGGCCTCGCTTTGACGGCACGAATAAAATTGTCATCCTCATACTGAACTTTAATGTTCTGTATCTTAACGGCTGTAGAGCCATCTCCATAAGGTTTGAAGATATATCTATCGTAGTATCTATCGACATTCAACCCTGAGAATCCGAATATCAAGCTCTTCTTATCCGGATTTGTCGAATCATACAGATTCGGCACAATCATGGCGGGCGTGCCGTTAATGGTCAGCGGCGCTGTGTAGTCCTGCAATTGCTTATTGTTATCTTTTAGCACGATAAAATGCCGCTCCATATCTTCACGTATCAGATCATCAAGAGCGATGTTGATGTTATTTTCAAGTCTTATCCTCTCCCATATCTCAAGAAGAGATACACAAGGATGTAGATTAACGAGCCGTCTGTCAACAAGCGAATTGCTCAGATACACGTAATCTTTGTAGAACATCGAAGCGGTCGCACCGCTCGGAGAGTTCTCTATCTTCGACACACCGCCCTCTGTAACACTCACCCCGCTATTTGAGTTCCATGTGACATAATCTTCGTCATAGTCTGTCAGTTCCGTTAATTTACGTTTGTCTACCAAGAAGTCCGAATTGCCATGAAGCAGGCCCCAGGTCATCACCACCTCGTATCTGTCATCTCCGCTGTCGGTCAGATGACATAACCCGTTATCGAATATTGTCACCCCGTCAACATAGCATCTGCACGGCAGCACCCTGCGAGCGGCGACACCCTCGTAACTCGGCATAAGGGCCATGGAAAAGATACGGTCATTAGCAGCTGTTCTCGGAATCGACACCGTCTGCGAGACATCACACTTCAACGAGCCTATATCACCGAGCAGACTGCTGTTGAAGTTAAGCGTCAGCGAAGTGCCAGGCAAGAGGTCGACGACCCTGCCGCCAATCTCCAATACGACATCTCTCTTCATATCAGCCTCCTATCTCTATCGTTAACGACACACGGTGCTTCTTAGCCCTGTTACTTCCACGCATATCCTGAGAATAGGTAGCGTCAGAGACGTTTACTCGCTGCCACTTGTCTCCTCCCATATACATGTCTACGAACGGAGAAGAACCTATCTGTGACACATAGTCGTAATATTCCCTGTCCATATACTCTGAATACAGTTCCACGGTCTTGACTATCTCAGAATCTCTTATAATGCCGTTATCAAGCACTCTGTTGGAGTTCATACCTCTGAAGACGTCATCAACCATAGCACGATGATATGTCTCCGTGTCCACCTTCTTGTGTTCTTCAGTCTTAAAGAAGAGCCAATAAAACACTTCACCATGATCTCCCAACCATCTCAGATAACATCTGTCATCTGACGGCTGACATCTGTCAACCCGCAACGTCACACGGTTCTCAACACCCATCGTCACTCCGTCAACTATCGCCACTCCTATGTCCGTAGTTATGATTGTGCTATCCGATGTAATGTTAACCGATTTAGGGTTAAATCTTACAAGAGCCGTTATATCTGTATTGACTGACGGCACTTCTACAGGCTTAGAAGCTCCGTTTGGCAGCTGGATAATCACCCCCCGCTGATTCGGAAAATCAAACGTAAAGGGGTAGTTAATCCAATACTTCAGACGTCGTCTGTCTTTCCACCAGTCATAGCGGACGTCATGCGCTCCGTTGAAGTATTGCGAACGAGCGTTAAAGAATCTTCTGCCTTGGATATAGAGCGACATCGACACTACAGCCGTCTGCCATGCCGCAAACGACGTTCCGCCATAGTCAAGGTTAGACATCTCCTTATCGGCGTTATCGGTCATCATCCTCAGCAAGGCGGCATAATCGAATACCGCACGGCCGTCGGCGTCAGTGTAGCGATATTCGTTCGTGTCCTGCGCCGCTCCAACCTGAAGCACCGACTGTATTTTAACGCCCGATACGGGCTCGCCTGAAACCTCCTCGGTCAGGCGTACACGCAGATACACGTGGCGGGAATTAATGAATATTAACGATTCGGGAGCTTCTATCCTATACGATATACCCGACGATGTTCCTGAATATTCTCTCATAATCTCTCTATAGTTTTTGTTACTATTACGTCAAATATCTTGCTTATCTCTTGGCTCAGCTTCTCCTCGACTTCCTGCAAGACCGGTGTGAAGATGTCTTCACGTCCTCCGTCACGATACAGCTTCGAGCCTTCAAGCATAATCTTTCGTGCCACGAGATATGCGGACACCCCCGATATGCCTTTGTCCGCCATCCACTGCCGTATCACATCGACAAACGGCTTAGGCGGGTGCTTATACTGCTTCTTCCATGGTCGGGAACCCGTCTCTAACGCCCCGAAGAACTCACGACCGAATAACGTGGCCGTGTATTCCGACACGCCCGGAATGACTTCCACCTTAAGGCTGTCCTTCGTTCTCCCGCTCGCCACCTGTCCCGCAAGTTCATGATTGGCGATAATATCTTGCCGAGCCTGCTCGAAGACGCTTCGTAAGATGTCTTCTATCTCGTCGAATTCTGTTAACATGGATCATCAGCTTTAGTCAATGTGAATTGCGCCGTAACGGCTGTGCAGAAAGAATCATATCTGTAGGGTATCACCGTATATCTCACACGGTCGACAATCTCATACATTTCGGTCGATAATATCATATCGATGAATCTCCGTAAATCCTGTTTGAGTTGAGCGGACATGTCTTCGATGTTATCAAAGTCTTGTCTGCCGCTGCTGCCGAACGGAGTTCTTCCTACTGCGACAATCTCGACAGACACGCTCTTATATCCACCGTATGTATCATGGCGCAGCTCTTCCTGCCGTGGCAGCATGATAAACATGGCACGGTCACCAGTCTTAATGAAGCGGTCGAGCTCAACCTGCAAGGCGTAATTGTCTATGACAGGAATAACACTCATTTCGTTATCTTCCGCTATCTTAAGTATCTCCTTAATCATATCTCATCTTCTGTTTTGAATACTCTTTAATCTCTCTCTATATTCCCGCTCGTCACGCTCATCCTTTGCGCAACGCCATATAATTATCCATGGTACACGTAACGCCTCGTCATGCGAGTAACGTCCGTTAGATATTTTGACAAACCAGTTGATGGTCGAAAAGATGTCTCCTTTCATCTGCTCAGCCCCTGCCATTATCTCATCGGCGGTAAAATCCCTCTCAAGCTGTTTAAACAGCCCTGTAATCGATTGTAATTGCTCGTCAGTCCATTTTATCGCCCCGATGACGATGTCGGCTCTCTCGTCCTGTATTTCGTTTGTGGTGAGGTTGTAGATACTGTTTAACATCTTAACCTCGTCCTTGCTGTTCAGTACCTCGACAAGCGTTCCCATCGTCATGCTGTTAAGGTCGTCGGGGAGATAGCGTCCGCATAGCTTCTCAGGCTTCCTGGCCCGTTCTATCACTTCAGCATGGTTGCTGATAGCTCCGAAGCTGTACAGCAAGCAATATTGACCGTAAGTCATCGGCACGGATTTAAGCTTCTTCAATCTCGATAGCCTTCTTTTTTCTTTGATTCTGTAATATAAGTTCATAGCTTTATTGGTGTTCAGGCAAGGCAAGTCGTCTCGCCTTAGTGTTAGTCTTCGGGAATTTCCTAAGCGCAGTGAACACGGCGTAGCGCAGAGCGTCCATAGCGTGGTTGAAAGCATCTATCGGCTCGTTCACAGCGTTGCCGTCACGGTCCTCCTTCCATCGGTACTGGCGTGATTCCTTGATGATATTGAGCGAACGTGACGTGACGTATATCTCGAACTGCTGCAAGAACTGAATCTGACTGAGCAGGTCTTTCTTATAGGCTGGTTTGACGTTGTAACGGTACACCTTGCGCCCGAGCTCATCAACCGACTTCGGCTCGGCGGCGTCAGCGAATATCTCCGTCGCCTTGCTGATGTTCTTCTCCTTCATCCTCTCCGCTATCTCGCTGTTGAGCAGTCCCGACTGATATATAACCTCATCGACATATATCTTCTTCGCTCCCTCGTCGATGTACACGTCCACCAAGGCTGTCGGGTCATTGCTATACCCGAAGTCAAGTCCGTAAACGTGACGCATACGTGAGCGGGCTTCGGGCAGCTCGTCAATCTGAATGAATGGGCGGTAGATAGTGCCCTCGATGTGACCTGTCAGACCGAGACCATAGACGCGCCACCATTGAGTGTTATGTCGGTTTGATTCTATCTCGTCAATCTGAGCCTTGTCGAGATAAGGATTGTCAAGGTAGGTCGAGTGTATCTCTGCCGTCGTGTCACGATTGGCGATGTTCTCCTCATACCAGAATTCGTTGTCGGGGTTCCAGTCAAGAAATATCACCTCGGTAGTACGTACGGCAAGCTGTCGATATGTCTCGTATGATATACGGTTACACTCGTTGATGAAGAGAATGTCACGACCCGGACCTTTGACCTTGCCCCAGTCGTTGACGGAGAAGAACTCGATCATCGACCCGTTCGGAAACCTGAACGTGAGCTCCGTCTTGTTTTCTTCATAGTCACGTCCTTCTGTCAGTCCCTCATCTTCGAGTATTCTCCGGAAGTCTCTCAACGCACCTCTCTTAATGTGAGGCAGTGATTCGGATACGACGGATATATGACGCTTCATCGTCGTCGCTATCACGACGAGCAGCTGCATGACGCTGTAAGTCTTGCTCGAGCGAGTGCCGCCCTTGTTGGCTATGACACGCCACCCGGCGAGAAACAGCGCAAGCGATTGCCTATATATCCTCGTCATCATCTTCATTGCTTTTCTTTTCTTGCTTTGTCCATCAGCTGTCTGTGCAGTTCTTCCTCCTCCTTGTTGCCGCATATTATCGTCAGCCCCTTAGGAGCGTCCATCTTCACCTCATGCTTGTCGGGTCTCTTCCATTTCTCGGGGTTGATATTCGACAACAGAAATGTCGCTGCCTGTACGTTAGGCGCGACACTCACTTCCTTATTCCAGTTCTGCTTTCCTTTCAATATAGGCTGCCCCTTGCCGTTGTCCTCGTAGATTATCTTCTCGTGCTTCTCCTTGTACGAGTATCCGACGGCAGCCTTGGCGAGACTTCTCACGATGTCGACTTCGAGGTTCTGCCGGAATGTTTCGCGCGCACGTGTTATTATGTCAGAAAAGTCAGAGAGTTTAATCCATTGTGTATATGTCTCTCTTGTGATTGAAAAGAAAGCGCAGAACTCCTTGAGCTTCGCTCCTCCGTCTTCGATGAGTCCATTCTCCTCCACCCATGCTTCCATGCGCTGCCATAGTTCCTTGCTTTTTTTCATTGGTCAAAAGATTTTATCTTGTCAAAATATTCTTTGTAAAAATGATATATGTCGCTGTTGAGCGTCATTACTCCCTGTTCGGTCCTTGGATTAGTGTTAATGTTCGCCGATGTCTCGATGGCGAAGTCGAGTTTCTGACCCTTGCCAGCATAAACCTTGGAATGGTTACGGAATACGGCGATACGTCCGCACTTGTGTTTTTCTATCAGTTCGTTGAGCATTCTGTATTCTATCCTGTACGAGTTGGGGAATATCTCTCCCACGTAGAAGTCAATCTTCTTTATCTTTCCTTGCTCTATCCATTCGTCAAACTGAAGTATGTCTTCTGCCGCCATACACCACGTCGAGACTATCAGATGTTCGATGTTCTGATGACGGAGCATTACCTTGACGTATGAGAGAGAATCCACGTCGCCCGCCGTGATGAAGTGCCAGTAGTCTCCTTCCTTGAGTTTCTCTATTCCCATAGCGTCGAGCAGTGATGTCTCGGAGTAGGCGCGTCGGTATAGGTAACGTTCCGAGTGTGTCACACATGCAGTCGTTCGTCTCCTCGAGATTCTCTCCGTCACGTTTTCGTGTGTTGGTTCGCTGTCTTCTCTTACGACATTGTCGCCCCAGCTCAATTCTTCCAAGTTATCCCAGCCGTTCATAGTCTTTCGATTTTTGTTGCTTTATTGCCTGTCAGCTTCTCCCATCGTGCGATTATCACGTCGCAATAGTGAGGGTCAAGTTCCATCATATAGCATTTTCTGTCTAACTGCTCGCAGGCGATGAGGGTTGTGCCACTTCCGCCAAACGTATCAAGAACCTTATCTTTCTGCCTGCTTGAGTTCATTATAAGTCTTCCGAATAGTTTAATCGGTTTCATCGTAGGGTGTTCTGCGTTTTTAGCAGGCTTGTTTTCGTTGAGCACCGTTGTCGACACCTTGTCGTCTAATATCTTGAAGAGAAGTTCTCTCATCTCCGAAGCCTTCATTTTCTTAATGTCAATCTCTTTTGAATCTTCTATAACAGAAGCATGGCTTCTTTGGTCGGTGAAATACTTGCATGAATCGCCTTTCCATCCATAAAGACACGGCTCATGCTTCCTTTGATAATGCGAGCGACCGAGAATGAACTGATTCTTATTCCATATTAACTCTTGCCTCACCTTAAGTCCGACATCGTTCAACGCACCCTCGAAATTCAAGTGCTCACTTGAAGTAAACCACACATAAAACGGACATCCTTTGGATAAGACGTTACACGCTTGTCTGAATGCCGACGTTAGAAATTTACGAAACGAGTTCTTATCCATATTATCATTCATTATGGTCTTTCCTTGAGCATTGCTTATGGCTACATTATATGGAGGATCCGTTATCCACATATCAGCTTTCTCCCCCCCATTAGTGTATTTATATCATCTTCGATAGTGCTGTCTCCGCACATCAGCGTGTGCTGTCCGAGCATCCATATATCGCCTCGCTTGCATACAGGCTCCACCTCGTCCTTCTCCTCGTCAAAGTCGTCTTCCTCAGCATTCAAATCCGCATCTTCGCTATCAACGCCATTCCCCCAGTCAATAGGCAAGTCCACGCCCCAGTCGGAGAGTTCCTCAACGTCCCATTCGTTGGCTAACATATCCCAATCCCATTCTCCGTAGCCTACGTTATCCTTGACGATAAACTCCTTCTTCTGCTCATCGGTCAGTCCTTCGGCGACCTTGACTTCCGCCATCGGCTTATCATGCCACGCAAGCCAATAGTCGGTGTGTTGCTCAGCACCGAACTCACGGAGCGTCTGAGACAGTTCATACTCGGTCATCTGTGCGATGTGCATAAGCGCACGGCATCGCATATTGCCGCCTAAGATGAGCATCGTTTCGTCGCATACCACTTCACGAAGCCTTAGCATCTCGGGAAAGGTGAGTATGGATTTAACTAACTTCTGAAATTTATGATCTTTTATGATTCTCGGGTTGCCGTCGTTGAGACGCAACGCCGAAAGCGGTGTCTTCTTTATGTTCATAATGTTTTATTCTTAATTCAACAACTTCTTGACAAAGATAACAAGACAAGTCCGCTGATGTTGAGTTTTAAGGTATCGTTTTTCTTACAAGTTGTTGAAAAACAACAAACCCCGTGCTTCACAGCAGAGGGTTCGAAATCAGCTTTTTTTGAGAAATAAAAAAATAGTTTTGAAATGTAGCCGATTGGAAGTCGGCAAAAACAAAGGATTATATAAACGTTAAAAACAACACAAAGATAACAATTTAAACGTGTTCTTGTTCCTACAACTTGTTTAAAACAAACATGCCCTCCAAGTCCGCCTTTCAGCTCGCTTAGAGGGCTCCCCTCGATCGTGTAGTCAAGAACGGATTCGAACCGTCATAAAGCAAGTCTCGCAACTTTGCCGCCTCACCCCTCAGCCACTTGACTATGTCGTTGCGGAGGCAGGACTTGAACCTACGACCTTCAGCTTATGAGGCTGACGAGCTGCCGACTGCTCCACCCCGCAACATGAGAAAATTTACGATGCAAAGATAGCGGATATAACATTACGTAGCGCAAGTTTTAAACAACTTGTTTTTTTCTGACGGAATGAAGGGTGGTAGGTATCGGGTACCTCACTTCGTTAATCTCGAATCCGCAATCGAACGATAAAGGAGACTTCAAAGTATCGTGCCGTACCACTCTGCCTATCATTCCATGTGCCATCATGTTTAAGGCGCACATCTTCACGCTCATAATATCCATATCTTCTGCGATGTAATAGTCGTGCTTGTAATTATTTGCTGCGAAGTGGGCCAACAGCAGTCTCCCGCTACCGCAGGCGCAGTCATTAACCTTTCTAATACCTTTCTCTTCGTTAGTTATAATTCTAACCATCAAGTCACTTACAGACGCAGGTGTAAAGAACTGCCCGAGCGATGACGCCTTGCCCTTTGATTGGTATTGGCTTTCGTAAAGCTCGCCGAAGTAGTCAATCCATGTTCCGTTGTCAATGGCTTTCGTTACTCTCCCTAACCAGTCCACACAGACCTCAAACAACTGCTCGCTCTTGGCTTTCATCGCTATTGTATGGTCGATGAAACCAGTTCCATCTGTACGCCAGGAAATATCAAACAATTCGAGGAGATAGTCAAGAAGCTCGTTCAAACCTAAATTCTCATCAACGCCTTTATTGCGGCAGTGTTCATCTATAAGTTTTTTTATCTTCTTCATATCTTTTCGATTATTTCAATATCATGAGGTGCCCTGTTGTTTCCGCCGAAGTACAGCCCGCAACCGTAAGCCGTCTTATCGTTTCGGACTATGTAGTCATAGTGCAAGATTATCCGGTCAATGTAGAACGCCACGAATCCGTCAGCGTGACGTATAATCTCAAAGGTGTGTTCTTCGCCTACATTTATCTTTTTTATCTTATTCCAGGTTCTGAAGCCGTCGATATACTTATAAGCGCCTATCTCGATAGTGTCATGGTCGAAGTTGTATCGCCATACGAAACGCGCCGAGTTACGATGTATGCCCCGTATTCCGAAGCAGAATCCGAACAGCTTGTTCCAATCTGTCTGGTCTTCCTTGCTCAGCAGGTATCGGCACGACGGCGTGAAGCGTATCGTCTTTCTGTATTCCTGGTATGGTTTTCTGCTCATCGTTCTGAAGCAGGCGGGGATTAGCGACAATGGTCTGTGCAATCCTTTCTTGATGGTGTGTGTTTTAGTCTTGCTTTTCATGCTTTATATGTCTTAACAAATTCGTATCTCACTTTATCATGTTCTTTCTTTGTGATAATTTTGTTTTTCTTCTGAATCAGCAGGCTTCGCTGTCTCATGTAATTCTCGACATCTATCCTGTGCAGGAGGTAATCGCTTTCGAGCTGTTCGAGACGTGCCACGAGGCTGTCGTAACGTCTCTTTTCTTCGTCGGTTAATCTATCGTAGTCTGTTTTCATTTCTCAAACTTTTTATCGGATTTCTTAAAATTATAACCACTGCCAAGTATCTCTTGACATGCTTCGTTGACTGACGACGATAGTCTGTCACATGACGTTCTCAGGTGACATGTGTCGCACTCGCATCCCAAGTCCTCACAGCTGCTATCATACCTCACCCCGTTTATTATTATGCTTACTTCTTTATTCGAGACTAATTTCCAATCACTTTGTTCTTTAAAATCTATACCACTAAACGTCACATTTTCATACATTGTACAATCCAGCTTCATGCCCTTTGGACAATCTTTTAAAATCTTAGTTAAGTCTAAATCCTTGTTCATAGTTTTCTAATTTTTTAATTTTTGTTTAACATTCATAACCTTACAATAGCCTTTTCTTTAAACTATCATAATACTCTCTGAACTTCCTATACAACGCCTCCTGCTCCATCTCGTCAAGAAACATATTTAAAACCCTCATAACTTCCTGTACAAATATTCGTTAATAACTTTGATAAACTCATCGAGACTCCGCACCACCTCGACAGCGTAGCCCTGCCGTCTCAGCATATCGCCGTATGTTTT